GATTATCCGGCATCCTAGTTAGACTTCCCGCCGGCCAACAAGCGACGATCGGCGAACGCGCGAAGCGCGCACCAGGTTGTGTCTGAAACCACACACAGTCGGGGGGATGCCCGACAGAAACCAGGTCCCGACCGGGACCGGCGGCGGCACCTCGGACGCGCTAAATCGTGAGTACCAAGGAATCATGAGGCAGCGCGGACGCATAAGCGCCTCGGCGCTAGAAATCACGCCCAAGATCTTCGACCGCGTCGAGCGATTGCGCCCGCCGGTGGAATTGACCGACGAGCAGGTCGAAATCTGGGCCGCGGTCGTGAACAGCCAGCCGGCGGATTGGCTGAGCCCGGGTGCGGCGCCGCTGCTGGCGCAGTATTGCCGGCACGTCGTGCAGGCCAAGGGCGTCGCCGCCCTGATTGAGCAGGCGACGAGCGATCCAAACCTAGGCGTGAAGGACTACGAGCGGCTGCTGAAGATGCAGCAGCGCGAGAGCGTGGTCGTCGCTCACCTGGCGACCAAGATGCGCCTGTCGCAGCAGGCCACAACCAATCACCGCGGGAACAAGCGGCCGACCGTGATGCGCAAGCCCTGGGAAAGCTGAGCGGTACAGTGCCGCCATCGCCACGGGCAGCCTGATCTATTCCCAGGGCCTGAGCTGGCTAAGCTGGGTGTCGGCGCGCTTCCCGCGCATTAGACAGATGGTTGAACACCACTAACGTCGTCCGCGGAAGCCGCCGCCGCCGAAGCCGCCACGAAAGCCGCCGCCGCGGAAGCCACCGTGGAAGCCGCCGCCGCGAAAGCCGGCGACGCGTGCTCCACGAAAGTCGCCAAAGCGTGCCCCTTGCCAACCCCGGTAACCGTAGCCACGCCAGCCCCGGTAACCGTAGCCACGCCAACCACCCCAGCCCCAACGGCGGCCGTAGAACCCGTAACCCCCGTAGGAGCCAGGCGCGTAGCCGTAGAAGCTGCCGCCGTAGTAGGCAGGTGCGTAGCCGTAGCTTCCGCCGTAGTAAGAAGGTGCGTAGCCGTAGCTTCCGCCGTAGTAGGCAGGTCCGTAGCCGTAGGAGCTGTAACTGCCGGGTGTGCAGCCGCAGTAGCCGTAGCCAGCAGACGCGTAGCCGTAGCCGCTTCCCCAACCGCATGCCGCAGCCGGTCCGCTTCCAAGCGCAACGAGCGGTGCCGCGGCCGCCAAGGCGATGGCAAGTGTCCGTAAACGCATGTGATCTCTCCTATCCGGCGGCTGCCGGATTGGGGGGAATGCCACTTGCACGGCGGGATGACACTCGGGAGCAACCCCGAAAGGGAGGGGTGAGTTTCCCCTGAGAACTGGACCAGTCAGGCGGCCAATAGAAACCCGCCCCTCCCAGAGACAAGTCGATAGCACCTCGTCTCCATGAGGCAGCCGGCAGAACACCTGAAAGGATGACTGGGCGACACCTGAGAGCGCTGGCGTCCGGGCGATTCAGGGCCAGCCGACAACATGGCTAGAAGCAGGGGCAAATCGCGCGCCGAGCGCAACATCCGCTGGATCGAGAAGCACTGCCGGGTGCCGGAAGGCAAGGACGTGGGCAAGCGCGTGCGCCTGCGCCCCTGGCAGAAGCGCGAGCTGCGCAAGATCTACGACAACCCCGCCGGCACCAGGATGGCGATTATCAGCTTCGCCAAGAAGAACGGCAAAACCTCCTTCGCGGCGTTCCTGCTGCTGCTGCACCTGTGCGGGCCCGAGCACCGGCCCAACACCCAGCTTCCGAGCACGGCGCAATCGAAGGACCAGGCGGCCATCCTGTTCAACCTGGCGGCCAAGGTCGTCAGGCTGTCGCCGACGCTGAGCCCGGTCATCACAATCCGGGACACCATCAAGCAGCTGGCGTGCGAGGAGCTGGGGACGGTCTACAAGGCGCTGTCGGCCGAGGTCGCCACCGCGCACGGCCAATCGCCGGTGTTCGCCGTGCACGACGAGCTCGGCCAGGTGCAGGGCCCGGTGTCGCAGCTGTTCAACGCCATCGAGAACGCGATGGGCGCGCACGAGTCGCCGATGTCGGTCGTGATCTCGACCCAGGCGCCCAACGACGGCGACTTGCTGTCGATCCTGATCGACGACGCGCTCAAGGGTCATGACCCGCGTGTCGTGCTGAGCCTCTACACCGCCGACCCGGAGCTCGACCCGTTCTCCGAGGAGGCCATCAAGCAGGCCAACCCGGCCTATGGCGATTTCCTCAACGCGGTCGAGGTCCGCGACCAGGCGGCGAAGGCGCGGCGCATGCCGTCGCAGGAGCCGCTCTACCGCAACTACACGCTCAACCAGCGCGTCGAGATGTCGAGCCCGTTCGTGTCGCGGTCGGTGTGGATGGGCTGCGCCGGCGAGGTGCTCGGCGACTTCCGCGGCCGGCCGGTATACGGGGCCCTCGACCTTTCCGAAACGACCGACCTCACGTCGCTTGTTCTCGTCGCGCTCGACGAGCTCGAGGTCGACCAGGTCGAGGGCGACGAGGTGGCGCGCGAGATCGTGTTCCACGTGAAGCCGACGTTCTGGCTCCCGGGCGAGGGCCTGCTCGAGCGCGCGCGTGCGGACAGGGTCCCCTATGACGTGTGGGCGAAAGCGGGGCTGATCGAGCTCTCGCCGGGACGCTCGGTCGAATACCAGTGGGTCGCCGAGTACCTGCGCGGCGTGTTCGACGCGTGCGACGTGGTCGCGATGGCGTTCGATCGCTGGAACTGGAAGCACCTGCGGCCGTGGCTGCTCGAGGCGGGTTTCACCGAGGAGCAGGTCACCCCGGGCGGCGAGGGCGCCAAGTTCGTCGAGTTCGGCCAGGGATTCCAGTCCATGAGCCCGGCCCTGCGCGAGACCGAGAGCGCGATCCTCAACGGCCGGCTGGTGCACGGGAACCACCCGGTCCTGAATATGTGCATGGCGAACGCCGTGGTGCAGCGCGACCCGGCCGGCAACAGGAAGCTGAACAAGGCCAAGAGCCGCGGCCGCATCGACGGCGCCGTGTCGCTGGCGATGGCGATCAGCGTAGCCTCGACGTACAAGCCCGCGCGCGCGCCGGGCTTTCAGATGTTCTTCGTCGGCTGAAAGGTAGCCCTATGGTCCGCGCCTATTCGCTCCTGACCTTGAAGCGCGTCAACGACGACGACCGCATCATCGAAGGCATCGCCAGCACGCCCGCGCCGGATCGCATGGGCGACATCGTCGAGCCCGAGGGTGCCGAGTTCAAGCTGCCGATGCCGCTGCTGTGGCAGCACAACAGCCGCGAGCCGATCGGCCACGTGACCGCCGCCAGCGTCACCAAGGACGGCATCCCGATCAGCGCGCGCGTCATGAAGTGGGACGAGCCAGGCAAGCTCAAGGACCGCCTCGACGAGGCCTGGCAATCCATCAAGTCGGGCCTCGTGCAGGGCCTGTCGATCGGCTTCAAGAGTATCGAGCGCAGCTACATCGACGACACCTACTCGATCCGCTTCATCAAGTGGCTGTGGTTCGAGCTTAGCGTCGTCACCATCCCAGCGAACGCCGAGGCGAGCATCACGACGGTGCGCTCCCTCATCGACCAGGCCGCGTCCGGCCGCGAACTCAACCCCTCCGGCGCCCCGGAACAGCGAAAGCACGTCAAGCCCGTGATCCTGCGTGAGCCCGTGAGGGTGCATCCGGTTCGGGTGATCGTGCCGGGCCGGAAGGAGGCCCAGTAGCAATGGCAACACTAGCGGAACAGATCGCCTCCCTGGAGGCGAAGCGCGCGGCCAACGTGGCGCGCATGGAAGCCGTCATGCAGAAGAGCATCGACGATGGCCGGACCACGGAGGCCTCCGAGCAGGAGGAGATCGACACGCTGCAGGCCGAGGTCGAGCAGATCGACGGCGACCTGGCGCGCATGCGCAAGATGCTGTCTCTGAAGGCAGCGGCCGCGAAGCCAGTCAACGGCAACGGCACCCAGAAGGCTGCCGACGCCCGCGATCCCGCCGCGCCTGGGATCGTCCTGCAGCGCCGCGAGGAGCTGGCCAGGGGCATCCGCTTCGCGCGCTATGCCAAGTGCCTGGGCTGCGCCTACCTGTCGGCACGCACGGGGCACTTCAGATCCGGCCTGGAGTTCGCAAAGTCGATGTACCCCAAGGACATCGACCTGCACGACATCTTCGAGAAGGCCAATGTCACGGCCGGTGGCACGAACCCCACCCATCACTGGGGCTCCCAGCTGGTCGGCACCGAGACCTCGGCCTTTGCGGACTTCGCCGAGTTCCTACGGCCTCAGACCATCGTCGGGAAGTTCGGCCTCAACGGCGTGCCGTCTCTGCGCCAGGTGCCGTTCCGCACTGCCCTCGTCGGCCAGACATCGGGCGGCACCGGCTACTGGGTCGGGGAGAGCCAGCCGAAGCCCCTGACCTCGTTCGCGTTCAGCCGCACGACGCTGACGCCGCTCAAGGTCGCCAACATCGCCGTGACAACGATGGAGCTGCTTCGCGACTCCAGTCCGTCGGCCGAGGCGATCGTGCGCGACAGCCTGGCCGCGGCGCTTCGCGAGCGGATGGATATCGACTTCATCGATCCCGCCAAGGCGCTGCTGGCGAACGTGTCGCCGGCGTCGATCACCAACGGCATCGTTCAGATCGCGTCCACCGGCCAGCAGGCCGAGGCGATCAGGCAGGATGTGCGGGCGTTGGTCGCGGCCTTCATCCAGGCTGACAACCCGCCGACCGCGGGCGTGTGGATCATGAAGGCGACAACGGCGCTGGCGCTGTCGATGCTGGTGAACGGCCTCTCGACCCAGCCGGAGTTCCCGGGCATCACCATGAACGGGGGCGTGTTCTTCGGGCTGCCGGTGATCGTATCGGAGCACGTCCCGAGCGACACCTACGGCACGTTCGTGGTGCTCGTGAACGCCAGCGACATCTACTTCGCCGACGAGGGCGAGATCAGCATCGACATGAGCCAGGAGGCATCGCTGCAGATGCTCGACAACCCGACCAACGCCTCGGACAGCCCGCCGGTGCCCACCTCGCTCGTCAGCCTGTGGCAGACGAACAGCGTCGGGTTCCGCGCCGAGCGCACGGTCAACTGGGCCCGCCGCCGCACCGAGGGCGTCGCGGTCCTGGACGGCGTGCACTGGGGCGAGGGAGGCAGCCCGTAGTGGCCAGCGAACTGATCGCGCAAAAGCGCGTTCGCTACGCCGGGCGGAGCTACCGCCCCGGCGTGGCGTTCATGGTGAAGCCGGCTCATGCCCGCGTGCTCGTCTCCGCGGGCATGGCGCGCTTTGCGCCGCTGCCGGTTGATCCGCTCGTGGCACTGCGCACCAACTACGAGGCGCTGACCGGCCGCAAGCCGCACCCATTTTGGCGGGAGGCCCGCCTCACGGCCGAGATCGACGCGGCGAGGGCTGCGCAGGGCGACGAGGACGCCGGCCAATGAAGCTGTTCGGCTGGGAGCTGTCCTTCAGGCGCGCCGAGAAGGCGTTGCCCTCGGGCTTCTCAGGCCTGTCGGGCATCCTGGCCAACCGCGGCGGCTGGCTGCCGATCATCCGCGAGAGCTTCGCCGGGGCGTTTCAGCAGAACGTCACGATCGACCGCAACCTGGTGCTGACGCACTTCGCGGTGTTCTCGTGCATGACGCTAATCGCGAGCGACATCGCCAAGCTGCGGTTGCGCCTGGTGCAGAAGGACGAAGACGGCATCTGGAGCGAGGTCGACAATCCGGCCTATTCGCCGGTGCTGCGCAAGCCCAACAGCATCCAGACCCGGATTCAGTTCTGGGAGAGCTGGCTGCTCGCGAAGCTGTCGAATGGCAACGCCTACGTGCTCAAGGGTCGCGACGCCCGGGGCGTCGTGACCACGCTGCACGTCCTCGATCCGTCGCGCGTGCAGGTACTGATCTCCGCCGACGGGGAAGTGTTCTATCAGCTTGCCAGCGACAATGTTACCGGCCTGCAGCAGCAGGTCACCGTGCCGGCGAGGGAGATCATCCACGACCGGATGAATTGCCTCTTCCATCCGCTGGTCGGGCTGTCACCCGTCACGGCGGCCGGGCTTGCGGCGACGCAGGGCCTCAACATCCAGCGTGACGCCACGCTGTTCTTCGGCAACCGCTCGCTCCCTGGCGGCATCCTGACGGCGCCGGCGGCGATCAGCAACGACACCGCCCAGCGCCTCAAGGAGCAGTGGGAGGCCAACTTCGGAGGCGAGAACGCCGGCAAGGTCGCGGTCCTCGGCGACGGCCTCAAATTCGAGGCGATGCGCGTGACGGCCACGGACGCCCAGCTCGTCGAGCAGTTGAGGTGGACGGCCGAGGTGGTCTGCTCGGTGTTTCACGTCCCGATGTACAAGATCGGCCTAGGCGCCATGCCGACCTACAACAACATCCAGGCCCTCAACGTCGAATACTACAGCCAGGCGCTGCAGGTCTTGATCGAGGCGGCCGAGCTCGCGATGGACGAGGGCCTGCGCACGGGCGAGCAGCTCGGCACCGAGTTCGACATCTCGGACCTGCTGCGCATGGACGAGATGACGCAGATCACCGTCGCCAAGGAGGGCGTCGGCGCCGGGGTATTCAAGCCCAACGAGGCGCGCCGGCGCATGAACCTGAAACCGGTCGAGGGCGGCGACACGCCCTACCTGCAGCAGCAGAATTACTCGCTGGCGGCGCTCAACAAGCGCGACCAGGGCGAGGATCCGTTCAGCACCGCCAGGCCAGCCGCGGCCACGCCCTCGCCGCCGCCGGCCAACGACAACACGCCGACCGATGAGGCGGCCAGCCTTGCCCTGGCCGAGATCCGCATGGGGCTGCTCTGATGTTCGATCCCAAGGCGTTCGCCGCCGATATCATCGCGTCGGTGAAGGACTACGTTGAGCGGTCGCTGCAGCCGCTCCGCGCGGACATGGCTGCGGTGAAGGCCCTGCAGCCGGCCAAGGGCGACCGCGGCGAGAAGGGCGACCCCGGTCGCGACGCGAAAGACGGCCGCGACGGCGTGGCGGGACCTGCAGGGCCGCAGGGCGAGCCCGGGCCCAAGGGCGACCGCGGCGAGAAGGGCGACCCCGGTCGCGATGCGAAAGACGGCCGCGACGGCACTCACGGCAAGGATGGCCGCGACGGCGTGGCTGGACCTGCAGGGCCGCAGGGCGAGCCCGGGCCCAACGGCGACCGCGGCGAGAAGGGCGACCCAGGGCGTGACGGTGTCGACGGCCTCGGCTTCGACGACCTCGACATCGCCTACGACGGGGAGCGCACGTTCACCTTCCGCATGGTCCGCGGTCCGCGCAGCAAGGAATGGCGCTTCAAGGCCCCGGTGCCGATTGATCGCGGGGTGTGGACAGAGCAGGCCTACGAGCGCGGGGATTGCGCCACGCACGGCGGCTCGCTGTGGATCGCGCAGCGCGACACCAGGGCCAAACCGGGCACCGGAGACGACTGGCGCCTCGCCTGCAAGAAGGGCCGCGACGGCCGTGACGCACCGGTGCGCGAGGCAGCCTGATGGGCGACATTGTGACGGTCGAGCAGGCGGACGCACACCTGCGCCTCGACCTCGACCTAAGCGCGTCGCCGCCGGCCGACCCCCGATTTGCCGACTTGGTGCTCAAGATCACGCAGGCCGAGGCTATCATCCTCGATTATCTGAAGGTCGCCTCGGACGTGTTCACCGGCTCGCCGCCGGCCTGGTCGACTGGCTCGCCGCCGCTGTGGACAACGCGGGACGTCAGCGTCATCCAGTCGGGCGTTCTACTGGTGCTCAGCGCGCTGTACGACGACGAGATGGAGCGTACGCTCGGCGATTACCTGAAACCCGACGGGGTCATCGCGCTTATTCTCGCGCGGCTCAGGGACCCGGCGCTCGCATGAACTGCGTAACGCCGGATCAGCGTTGGCTCGGACGCACCGTGGTGGTAGCGGCACCGGGCCCGTCGCTGACCGTCAAGGCGGCCGAGCGATGCAAGGGCTTCCCGGCCATCGTCGTCAACGATGCTTGGCGTCTCATGCCGTGGGCCGATGTGCTGTTCGCTTGCGACGCCGCATGGTGGCGCTACTACCGGGGCGTGCCGGGCTTCGCGGGTGAGCGGTGGTCGTCGCATGGGACCGGCAACGACAAGCAGGACGTGGCGCTCGCCTACGGAATCAGGTGCGTGCGCGGGAAGCACGGCACGGTGTTCTCGCGCACGCGGGGCGTTCTACACTACGGATCCAACTCCGGGTTCCAGGCCATCAACCTCGCGATCCAGTTCGGCGGTGCCCGCATCGTGCTGGTCGGCTTCGACATGCGCGTGGTCGACGGCCAAGCCCATTTCTTCGGCAACCATCCGAAGGGGCTGCGCAACGCCGACCCGCGGCGGTTCATCACTTTCTTCGTGCAGGCGGCCAAGGAGCTCAAGGACGTGGAGATCCTCAACACCACGCCCGACAGCGCGCTGAAGTGCTGGCCGATCGTCCCATTGGACGTTGCGCTCCACGTCATGGAGGCGGCGTGAATCTCGACCAGGCGCGTTGCGCCGAGCATGCCAAATACTGCCGCGTCTATAGCAAACAGCCCGGCTACCGGATGAAGCCGCAGCGCATGGCCGATGCTGTGAACGATCTCAAGGCGCTGCCCTCGCGCGGTTCCTACCTGGACGTCTCATGCGGGCGCGGCGATATGCTCGGGCAGGCGGCTGTACTTGGTTTCTCGCCTGTGCAGGGCACCGAGATCGTTCCCGCGCTCATCGACGGAACGCGCGTCGTCCACGCCGAGGCGCACGCCCTGCCCTTCGACGACAAGAGCTGGGACGTGGCGACGCTCTTCGATGTCATCGAGCATCTGATTCCGGGCGATGACCACCTCGCGTGCCGCGAGCTCGCCCGTGTCGCCCGCCGGCACATCATCATCACGGCGAACAATCGCCCGTCCTTCAGCAAGGACCGTCGCGACGACCTCCACATCAACAAACGCCACTACGCCACTTGGGACGCACTACTGAATCGGTGGTTTGCCCCGGCGCGCGTCACCTGGATCAAAGGCCGGCGTCACTACATCAGCGAGGCTTGGAGGATCGACCTGTGAGGGCCGCCGTCCACATCAACAACCTGGCGCATCAAAAGCAGCATGCGGCGTGGATGCGCAACGGCTTGCGCCGCCACGGCGTCGACGTCGTCTATGCCGTCTGGGGTGTGCCAGCCGCCGCCGACTTGGTCGTGATCTGGGGGTGGAAGCAGCCGGCGGTTATCGCCGCCGCGAAGAGGCGCGGCACGCCCATCCTGGTCATGGAGCGCGCGCACCTGCCGCCGCGCATGGAGTGGACAAGTTGTGGCTTGAACGGCCTCGGCAACCGCGGCAGGTACGCCGCCTGCAAAGACGGCGGCGCCAGGTGGCGTCAGCACTTCCAGCACCTCGAGCGCGAATGGACCCGACGCGACGGCTACGTGCTCCTGTGTGGTCAGGTGCTGGGCGATGCCGCCCTGTGGGGTGTCGACTTCCGGGCATGGGCGCAAGAGGTTGCGGACAAGCTGCGCGCGAGCGGCCGCATGGTCGTCTATCGACCGCACCCGTTCGCGTTCCACAAGCAGGGCGACGCCTGGTGCCCTACAGGCGCCCAGTTCTCGCGTGCCGACACGCTCGGCGATGACCTCGCTGGCGCCGCCCTCGCGGTTACCTACAACTCCACGGCCGGCGTCGAGGCGGTGCTTGCAGGCGTGCCGACGGTGACTTCCGACGTGGGCGCGATGGCATGGGAAGTGACCAGCCATGACCTCGGCGCTGACCCGGTGCGGCCCGACCGCACCGAATGGGCCCATCGCCTCGCCTGGACGTCCTGGCGCGCCGCAGAAATCGAGAGCGGCGAAACCTGGGAGCACTTGCGCCACGGGCTGCCGGCATGCGCTACGGCCGCCTAGACCGCCGCATCATCCTGCAGCGTCGCAGCAGCGAGCTGACAGCGTCCGGCGACCCCGTGAACGCCTGGTCCAACATCGCGACGCGCTGGGCCTCGGTCGGGCCGGTGCGCGGCACCGAGCAGTTCGCGATTCCGCAGATCACCGCGAAGGAGCTCGTCGAGATCGGCATCCGCCACTCGGCGCAGACGGCTGACCTGCATCCCGGCGACCGCGTCGTGTTCCCGTCGAGCGCCGATCCGGCCGCGACGCCGATCGCAGTCTACGACATCCTCGCCGTGCACGAGCTCGGCCGGCGCGAGGGGCAGAGGATCATCGCCGAGCGGCAGCCGGTGCCGGCCGCCGAACCGCTCATCGATCCGCTCGTCACCAACCCGTTCACGTTCTGGCTTCCGCGCCCGCCATTTCTCTTCCAGGACCTTGCGGGCTTGATGCCGGTATTCGAGGACGGACAGTCGGTGCGGCGCGTCAATGGTCTCGGACCCCACGGGTTCATCTTGACGGCGCCGTCAGACCCGGCACGGCCGATCTATCGCACCGATGGGGTGGCGCACTGGCTCCAATCGCTGAGCGGCGAAACCCGCATCTTTAACGACTGGACCGCCAACCCGGTTGTGCCGCAAGCCCAGCCGATCGTGCGGATCTCGGGCTGGCGCATCGCGGCCGCTACGACGCAATTCGAGCGGGACTTTATCGGGAACGCCTATTTCGGCGCGCCCGAGAATCAGCAGGGGCTCTTTGCTCTCTTGTCCGGCGACAATCCTCCCAACACCCTCTCCATGTTTTCCGGTCCGGGCTTCACCTCCGTGTCCGTGTCGGACGGCATCGCCATCGAGAATCGCGATTTCGTGGCCACCGAGATTCTGAACGGCGCCGGCAGCAGCTTGTCGATCGACAACACGACGGCCACGGGCAGCACAGGACCCAACGGCATCAACGGCGAGACGATCTTCGAGCGGCGTGCCGATCATGCGAACTCCATGCTCGGCCGCTGGTATGGCCATGTCACCTGGGTCGGCTTCATCCCGTCCGGTGCCGTCATCGCCAGCACCAGGCGCTACATCGCCAGCCTGCAGCCCAATGGGCCTATGCTCTGAGCCATGCCGGTTGCCGACCTCCGCTCCGCCCTGCGCACGTTTCTCCTTGGCGACGGCGCGATCTTCGTTGCCGTCGCCGGCACCCGCATCTTCCCCGTCACGCTGCCGCAGGGCGAGAGCCGGCCGAGCCTGGTCGTCACGCGGATCTCAGGGCTCGGCGACCACCACATGCAGGGCGCCTCTGGCCTGGCCCGCCCGCGCTACCAGATCGATGCCTACGCGCCCAAGGCCGATGACGCAAACGCGCTGGCCGACCTCGTCAAGGCGCGCCTCGACGGCTACCGCGGGCCCATGGGCGCCGTCACGGTGCAGGGTGCCTTCTTCGAGACCGAGCGCGACGACTACCAGGCCGACGCCAAGCTCTATCGAGCGAGCCGGGACTATTTCATTTGGTTTGAGGAGCGCTAGTGCGTGTAACTCACAAACGGCGAGTAGATGGCGTGATCTACTCCCCCAAACACGGCGTCAACGCGTGAGAAGATCGCGAAGGACAACCGCGTCATTACGCAACTCGTCGCGCGCCGCATAGACAAGTGTCACGACGCCCCGCCGAGCCAACTCGCGCAATCGGTCAAGCTCATCGCGATGATCCTTAAGCTCTGACCTGTACCGCCGCTGGAACTCCTCCCAGCGCTCGGGATCGTGGCCGAACCATTTTCGCAGATCGGTGCTTGGGGCGACCTCCTTCATCCAGTGGTCGACGGCGGCTTCCGTTTTTCCGATGCCGCGCGGCCAAAGGCGGTCGATCAGAACGCGCGTGCCATCATCGGCAGACGGCGCCTCGTAAGCCCGCTTGATCCGCACTCTTTCCTTGGAGACTTTGCTGCGCATCATTGCACGAGTCGTGAGGTGGCGGCGTCGATCCGAAGCACCTTCGATTTCTGCCTCGCCCACCAGGACCTGGGCGTGCTGACTGAGTCGCGCTCCTCCACGAGCGCCTGAAGCGTCTCCGCGAGCCGCTCCGTTTCCAATCAGGAGAAACCCTGGGAGCCGGTCGAGAGGACTACTAGATCGCGACTGCTGAGCTAATGTCGGGGTGCACGGCAGCTTTTGGCACCAAGCAGACCACCTCCGCGCCGCAGCGATTCCGTCTGCTACCGAGCCCTCTTCGGACGTCACACGGCGTGGCTGCGGCGCCCGGCTCTAG